AAAGGCTGTAGGTCGTAACATGGCTCGTGTAAACAATCAGAGAGGCCGATAATGAAAGAAATTAACCCGACAAAAGCAGATAGTCCTGCTATCCACATTGATCGAAAAAAAAATAACGAGCCTGCTGAGTTTTATGCCAAACCTCATACGATGGATGGCAGAACGATTGACGGAAATGAAGTCATGGAGCAGGGCGAATATTCCACCAATAAGTCCGCCAGAGAAGCTGGCATACGCGATCCTATTCCTAACGGGGTTAGCTTTGGCGCTTGTAAAGAGCCTAAGTCTTCTGGCATAGAGATGCGTGGCTTTGGTGCGGCAACAAAAGGTAAGATGTCCAGAGGACCGATGGCCTAATGTATTACGTTGACCTTGTTTCGGCGATCAACAATTACGCGGAAAACAACTTTCCGACGGCGGTTGTTAATCGTTTTATCGAGCAGTCTGAGCAGCGTATTTACAATGCTGTTCAGATTCCATCGTTACGCAAGAACGTAACAGGTCAAGTTAGCCCTGCTAATCCGTACTTATCATTACCATCAGATTGGCTTTCAACGTTTTCGTTGGCAGCTTATACCTATGCGACCGGTACGGTTACGACTGTATCGGGAAGTAATACCATTACCTTTACAGGAATTACCGCTCAAGTCGGTCAGCAAGTGACGGGAACAGGTATTCCTGCGGGAACGATTGTCCTCACAGGTGGAACGACCTCAGCGGTTTTGTCGGCTGACGCGACAGCCAATGGATCAGTCACGGCAGTATTCCAAGGTCCCTATGCATATCTCCTAAATAAAGACGTCAGCTTTATTCGGGAAGGATTTTCATATCCAACGACTACTGGATTGCCTTTGTATTACTCCCTGTTTGGGCCTCAAACAACCAATCAATTCAGCATGTCGTTCCTACTTGGTCCAACCCCGGATCAGGTGTACAACATGGAGTTGCACTACAACTACTATCCTACGTCTATCATTCAGGCGCAGATCAATTCCTTGGGTAACCCCACTACTTCGGGAACGTTCACTAACGGTTCGTACTACAACACAGCATTGACGGGCGGTACGGGATCGGGAGCGATAGCAAACGTATTTGTATCCGGCGGTGTAGTTTCTTCTGTGACCTTGCTCGAAGCGGGAACAGGCTATGCCGTAGGCGATGTACTTACAGCGACATTACCTTATACAACCGGTACGCCATCATGGAGTGTGTCGGTGACGGTGATTAATAATCCCACCGGAGAAACATGGTTGGGTGATTATTTTGATACTGCCTTGCTGAACTACTGCATGATGGAGGCAATTACATACACCAAGGGTGAGCAGGACTTGGTTGTGTTGTATCAGAAACGTGCAGATGATGCGTTAGAACTTCTCAAACAGTTGGGCGATGCGAAAGAGAAGGGTGATTCTTATCGTGATGGAAACCCAAAGTATAAAGTCAGATGATAGTCCAAACGATCACCAACTCATTTAAGTCGGACATCCTGCAAGCAGCGCAAAATCTTGCAACGGATTCGTTGTATCTGGCTTTGTTTACCGCGTCAGCGAATTTAAACGCCAATACGGTTGCGTATTCCAGCGCCAACGAAGTCACGAGCACAAACTATACAGCGGGCGGAAAATTAGTTACTGGCGTTACGATTACGACAGACACACAAAACAACATTGTGTACCTTAACTTTAATAACGTGACATGGACGAATGTTTCATTTGTTTGCCGTGGCGCTCTGCTTTACAATCAAACCCGAAGCAATCGTTCTATTGCGGTGTTGAATTGGGGATCAGACAAAAACGCAGGACCTAACTTTGTCGTTACCCTACCCGCAAACACATCAACGACAGCCCTAATTAGGCTATAGACAAGGACTAACATGGCTCTTATCACGACCACAAAAGGCGACATGGACGACTCCCTGTTAGAACACAAAACAGGACAGATTGATAACGATATTGAGTTTACCACTTGGGACGAATACTACTTGGACGGCGAACTGGTACACCGTTCGGCTCATGTGATTTTAAAACAGTCGCCGTTTACGGCTCTTGAAGCCGCAACATTAGGATAAATCATGGCAAATACCCAATCAATGTGTACTTCCTTTTTAGGACAGTTATTGTCTGCGGGGCATAACTTCGCAAGCAATAACGTGGCTCGTACCATTAACACAGCCGATACCTTTAAGGCGGCTTTGTATGTCACTACCGCAACGTTAAACGCGAGTACCACAACGTATTCATCGACTAACGAAGTAACCGGTACGAACTATACCGCAGGTGGCGTGACGGTAACGAACGCAACTAACCCGACCTCTACCAATACTTCAACTACCGCAGGGGTAGGATACTGGACGCCATCGGCAAGTATTGTATTTAGCAACGTGACGCTATCGACTGCGTTTGACACTATGTTGTTGTACAACTCATCTCAGTCTAACGCTGCGGTCGCTGTGTACACCTTTGGTTCGCAAACGATCACTGCGGGTAACTTCACGCTGACCATGCCTTCCAATACTTCCACAACTGCTTTAGTTAGACTCCAGACCACCTAAGGAGTAAGTCATGTCGCTCGGCTGGGGTAACAACGGCTGGGGCGTTGATCCGTGGGGCGGCACAGTAATACCAACTGGCGTATCGGCTAGTGGTGTTACGGGGACAGCAGTTAGTAATATCTCTGTTGCGCTGACAGGAGTCAGTGCAGCAGGGAATACTGGCTCAGAGTTGCCCAATGTCACCGTAGCGTTAAGCGGGGTGGTAGCGGGAGGCTTTACCGGAACAGTCACCCCTAATGCATCTGTAGCGGTCTCAGGATCGTCTGCAAGCGGCTTAACGGGTACGGTAACCGCAACGCCTACCTTTGCTCTATCGGGCGTCTTTGCAAGCGGGTTGACCGGAACGGTTAGCCCATCCTCTGCGGTATCAATCAGCGGTGTCTATGCCGCAGGATTGACGGGAAGCGTTACGCCAAACATTAGCGTAGCGACTTCAGGCGTATTCGCAACAGGCAGTCAGGGTTCAGAAAGCCCGAACATCACAGTTGCCCTTTCTGGCGTATACGCAAGCGGTTTAACAGGAACTGTTACTCCAGTATTCAACATTGCGTTAAGCGGTGTAAGTGCATCTGGATTTACGGGTTCGGTTAGCGCAAACAACACAGTCTCTGTATCTGGCGTTGTCGCTAATGGTTTAACCGGCACAGCTACGGCTACGCCGACATTCAGTTTAAACGGCGTATCAGCAAGTGGCTTTACGGGTTCTGTATCGCCTAGCAGCAGTATTACTGCATCGGGCGTCTTTGCCTCTGGTAATACGGGATCAGAATTACCCAACGTAACGGTAGCGCTTTCTGGCGTCTTTGGAAGCGCCTTTGTGGGTACGGTTACTGCTTCGCCAAGTATTGCGATCAGTGGTGTTTCGGCGGCAGGGCTTACGGGTTCTGTTTCGCCAAGTTCGAGTATTGCCCTATCAGGCGTCAGCGCAAATGGCCTAACTGGAACAATTACTCCTGTTCAATCCATCGCAATCAGCGGCGTATCAGCGAGTGGATTTACTGGAAACGTCACTGCAAGTCCTTCTATTGCGGTATCAGGTGTTAGCGCAAGCGGGTTTACCGGAACAGTTTCACCAAGTATAGATAAAGCGGTTAGCGGAGCTTCTGCGAATGGGCTGACCGGAACCGTCACGGCTACACCGACCTTTGCATTAAGCGGAGTATTCGCAAGCGTATTGACAGGATCGGTATCGCCAAGTAGTTCCATTGGTATATCGGGCGTATTCGCGCAGGGCAATACAGGATCAGAGCTACCCAACGTCACCGTAGCCTTGTCAGGCGTCTTTGCGAGTGGATTCACAGGCACAGTCACACCTAACTTTAATATCGCGACGAGCGGAGTATCAGCAGCAGGTCTAACGGGTTCCGTTACCCAAAGTAAAAATGTTGCGCTTTCTGGTGTTGCCGCCAATGGATTGACCGGGGCAGCTACAGCCACACCTCAAATTGCGGTAAGCGGCGTATATGGCAGTGGTTTTGTGGGTTCTGTCACCGCCGTTCCCACAATAGGTTTAAACGGCGTTGTCGCGGCAGGACTGACAGGCTTAGTATCGACAGGTAAAGATGCTGCGCTGTCTGGTGTTTACGCTACAGGAAACGCGGGATCAGAACTTCCGAACGTCACGGTTGCCTTATCAGGCGTACTGGCAAGCGGTTATGTCACTGCGCCGTTCCCTATCACGAGCAAGGCAATTAGCGGAGTAGCAGCATCAGGTTTAGTAGGTTCAGTTACTAACTCTAGCGCTATTGGTTTAAACGGCGTGGTCGCAGCAGGGCTGACAGGTACAATAACCACAACTTATACACAGGCATTAACAGGCGTCAGCGCGGCGGGTGTTGTTGGAACAGCTACACCTACGTATAGTCGCAGTATATCGGGAGTAACGGCAAGCGGGTCTGTTGGAAGCGTAGGAACGCCTAGAACGCTTGGACTTACGGGTGCAAAAGCGGATGGTATTTTAGGGGTCATTGGGTACTTTTATTGGAATCCAATAATAGACACGCAAATCCCTAATTGGATTGGTATTATAGATACAGAATCGCCAAGCTGGGCGCAGATAAATGCTGATCAAAACCCAAGCTGGAATGGTATTATAGACACGGAAACTGCCAACTGGACGTCAGTCGATAACCATGATGATGTAATTTGGGAAACAATAACCACAGTATAGGAAAATCATGTCAACTTGGACGAGTAACCTTTATATACAGTTAATTGGGACCGGGGAACAGTCTGGTACATGGGGAACCACCACCAACGGCAACTTCCAGTACGTGTTTGAAGAAGCGATTGTAGGACGTACAACCGTTTCATTTTCCGATGCGAACGTCACCCTAAGCGCGACACAGGCCACTACCGATCAAGCCTTTAGAAACGTATACCTAAACTGTACCGGTACAAACACGGCGCAGCGTAACTTGATCGTACCTACGATCA